AAAAGAAGTGAGCCAGTTACATAACCACCGGCACCACCACCTCCTCCACCTCCGTTCAAACCATCACCACCAGAACCACCTCCTCCTACGATTAGGTATTCTGCTAGAACTCCGCTTGAACCTTGAAATGCAAATGGTGTAAATCTCATATTATATTAAATTTTTAACTGCTGCTGAATAGATTGAAGATGTATCTGCAAATGTTACAAATGTTAAGATATCTTTCGCATTATCAATTTGTGAACCAGAGTATGGTGCAACTGCAGGGAATTTGAATGCAGAACTAAATGAGACAGTTCCGTATCCAATTGCAGGTTGTTTAACCAATACGTTTATAGTTTGACCAGATTGTACATTTAATGCTTCTACTCTTGTATTTTGACCTGATGTAAGTGTTACTTCAAAGAAGTTTGCTGTACTAAAATCAAATGATGCAGTGTATGTTCCTGTAATAACTTCTGGTACTACATTACCTCTTACACTACCTGATGTAAACACATTACCTTTTACATTTAAACTACCTGTTATTTCATTACTATCTGCAGTACTTTGGAAAGTAGTTGTTCTATTACCATTATCTTTAAGAGTAACTAAGTTACTATCGTACGCAGAACCTGATGGGTAAATTTCCCAAGTCATTTGTGATGGTTCGTGTCTTACTGATGAACCATAAGCATAATCTGCAGTGTATAATTCTTGTACCCAACCTTCAACTGTTCCTTCGTATCTCTGCCATCCTAATGTAGAGTTAGTAATTGTGTATCCGTATTTATCAGACCAACTATTAACTTTTAAGTTATCTACTTGAAGATTATTATTAGGTTGGTTATAAACCGCTCTAAATGGACCTGTAATAGTTGCACTACCACTTGCAGTTAAACTACCAGTTACTTGTAATCCTCTTGTGAATGATGGTGATGGGTTAGCACCTGTATTAGGACTTAACTTTAACCATGATGGATATGAACTACCATTGAAATCACTAAATGTTATACCAGTATTATCTGCAGTTATCTTTAATTCATTATCAAAAGCACCTGCATATGCACCAACTATAAATTGATAATCGGTTGAACCATATCCAAAGAATGTTCCATTTGCAGTACTACCACCCATTTGAGAACCTAAGAATAAAGTATCAAAATCAAATGCATTTATCTTATTACCAATAACACTACCAGTTAATCTTAAAGTATTATTTGATGGGTTATATGTTAAAGTATCTACTGAATCTTTTGATATTGTACTACCACTAATAAATGGTATTGGATATGCAGCGTTAGTAGATGTTGATGCTGGAGTTAATGCTACACTACCAGTCAATTCAATATTATCTGCTAATACTACGAACTTTGTTTTTGTACCACCTACATCATATAAACCAAATTTGTTTGTATCATATGCTGCACCCGATGGGAATAAAATATACTCCCACTTTTCTGGGTCGTGGAAGAATGCTGAACCATATGCATAATCTCCAGTATATAACTGTGATGCAAATCCTTCGTGTCCTTCACTATTGTAGTGATACCAACCAAATGTGTTATTTTGTAGAGAGTATCCATTAGAATCAGTAAATCCATTTACCTTTACTACTTGTACTTCTGCATTATTACCCGGTTCATTAAATGTTTGTGTAGATTGACCCGTAATAGTTTGATTACCGATAAAGGTATTATTACCTCTACTTAAAATACTTCCAGTAAATGTTGCATTACCTGAACTTTGTAATATACTACCTGTGATAGTTACATTACCGCCTGTTTGTCTAAGACTACCTGTAATTTGATGAGTAGTACCATTTAATCTTGCATCACCATTTATAGTTGTTGCACCATTAAGTGTTTGTGTATCTAATCCATCATCACCAAATACGTTCGAACCTGATGAGTAAATCACCGATGCAGATTCTGTAATTGTGTGAATAGTAGTTGCGTTGATTGTACCAGTGATGTTTAAATCACCTTGTATAATTTGTGTTTGTGTAAATGTGTTTGTTACATTTACTCTTGCGAAACTTCCTGTCTCTGATTCGGTTACCCAACTTCCACTTTGTGAACCTATTGTATTCCACTTTGTATCATTAGAACCAGTATAAGTTGCAAGTGTACTATCTTTAGTATTTTGAGATGCAGTAAATGCGTTCAAAGCACTTAAATCAGTTGAACCTCCAGCTGCAATAGATGAAGATGGAACTGCTACTGCTCTTCCACTACTATTACCTAACCAAACATATCCTGCTTGTAGATTAGCAACTACACTACCACTAATATCTAAATCACTAGATATAGTAAGAGTATTACCATTTCTTGTATCGATATCATTTGTGAATATTGTAGATGTAGATGTTATACTACCACTAACTAATTGGTTACCATTAAAGGTATTACTACCAGTAGTTGCAAGTGTTTTATTTATGTTGAATTGTGATGAACTAAATGCTTGTAACACATCTATATCATTAACTATACTAGCAGAATCTGCTGTGTACGTTGTTTGATTGACTGTTGAATCAATCATATCTTCGTTAAATGCACGTAAGATTGCTGGTGTGATTGCACCACTATTATTGTTAGGGAATGATTGGTTATTATCAACCTTCAACGCCTGTTTACTTAATTCTGACATATGAATCTTATTTGTAAGTTTTAATCTAATACTATCTCAAATCCACCACTATATCCATCAGAGAATCCACCACCACCAGTTCTTGTAGGTGATTCGATTACACCGATACCTTGTTCCATTAAGTGTCCTTTACAACACTTAACATCGTAAATATCTTCATTAAGACACAAACAACCTCTTCTGCTATTCTTTGGAGAAGATAAACCCAAAGTTGGTCCTATATAAATACCACTTTGGTTCTCTCTATTGACAGAATATCTTAGGTTTCCGTTACGAGAATTTGACCATTTACCCATTCGATGAATTTGTTTATCTTTAATAACAACGCAAATCCCAATTATACTTATGCCTGTTGTCTTTTGATATTCTCTCTATGGATTAGATTATCTACTACTGCTTTATCTGATTTATATGCAAGATATAATAAACACATTTCTAAAGGATATCCTGTTACTTCGTTAAACTTCGTAACGTCACCCCCTGCGAGTTCAATAATTGTTTGGTAACTTCCCCACTTTTTTGCAAAATTTGCTTGGTATTGGGATGATTGTCCAGCTCCTTCAAAAAGTTCGGGATAGAAGTTACTAAGTCCGTTGACAAATGAAGAAAAAAAAACAATGCTCCGAAATGAATATCCATACCCCATTGTAAGATTTCCTTAGTATTATCTATACTTGCATCGTATGGTTTAATAGAATACAATTCACCCTTTTGTTCAGTAATAGGACGATAGAGTATATTCATTATCTTTGACCAGTTATCATCTATTGCAAGTGTATCGTACTTACTGATATCTAAATAAGAACCATAACTCATTTGAGATAAGTTTGGTTCAAATCCGTACTTCACACCTTTCCATTCTACTATGGGAACTAATTCATGTTCTACATTACTGATGAATTGTCCTAATTCGTTTCTTAACATTAGGTAATCAGATACAGCAAGTGATGATAGATACTTTGCATCTAATCCACATAGTTCTTGTAACATAATAGCAATTAGTGCATCTTCATCATCTGCGTAGTTTGTTAATTCCTTTTGTAACGTAAGGTATTTCTTTAAAGAGATTCCATTCCAATCAGTAGGGATGGTTAGTGTTAGTTCTTTGTTCATATTCTTATTTTAATTAAATCTTGTTGTATTACTCATCAATTGTTGTATAGTGAGTGTTAGTTGTCTTATCTTTGAATCTCCGTTTCTTACATACGCATCCATTGCGATTATCTTTGCTTTGAGTTCTTCGTTTTCGTTTCTAAGGGATTGGGTGAATAAGATTAAATCTTTAAGTTCTTCTTCACTCCATGTTTGTTGTTCATTCATAATTGTTCATTTAACTAATTAGTTATTTAACTAATAACGTACTCCTCCAACAGATAGTGCATATGTACCTTTCTTTTGTGCAGTTTGTGTTAGTTTCATTAATCCTACATAACGAAGTGCATCCATTAAGTGGTCCAATCCTTCTTCTGGCACATCAGTAGTATAACCATGTTTATCTGTGCTATACTGATACCCATACATCTCATTGATTAGGTTTTGTGATGAACGTAATACGTTTATCTTCCAGTTTTGTAATACTGATATACCAAACTTAATTGAATCAGGTCCTTTCTTAACACTCTTTGCATTGAATCCCATTCTATATAGTTCTTCTACCGAACGTGGTTCGCTCGAATCACACCAGATTTCATAACTCTTATCTATACCGAATCTATTTAATCTATCCGCGATATCCTTCATTACTAATCCTCTTTCGTATAGAACTTCTTCCACATACAATTGATTATTGTTATCCTTATACACTGCAACAACTGCTGTTGGGTCTTGTGAGTAACCCCAGTCTAATCCGAATCCAACGAATTGAGTTTGTGTTTCATCCCAATCTTCTATGATTCTGAATTGATATATTGCTTTATCATTTGCTGTGAATTCACCTTTACCATAGATACTCCAAAGTTTAGGGTTCTTAGATTGTAAATCCTCTATTGACTTAATCATTTCAGCGGGCAAGAATGGATTATCTTTGTATGTGGTAACAAATCTATCACAATCCGTCATAGTTCTCAACCAATGGTACGGAGATACCGTCGGGTTATAAGATAAAATTATTTTACCACTCGTTCTGATTGATAGTTGGAAATAAGATTGTTCATCTATCTCTGATGCTTCATCTAACCAAAGGATATCAGATTTGAAACCTCTTAGTTTATCTGCATCATCGGTGTTTACAAATGTGAAGTTAGTGCCATTCTCATAACGATATACTCTTTCAGTAGAGTTCCAATTATCTTCTTTCCATATACCCAACTCTAACATTATCTCTTTAAAATCCTTTATGTTAGTTCTTTTAAGGGATGGAATAGTTTTACGCACAATAGAGATATCCTTTTTAGATTCTATCCCTTGTACGATTAACCATTGGGTTATACCATAAGACTTTCCACTACGAGTACCACCAATGCATTGAACTACTCTTTGGTTGGATTCTTGTATGTGTTCAAATGATATTGTGGTAGAGATATTAACTTGCATAATTTCTGAATCTTATATCTTTATTTGCATGTATATTTTTCATTCGTATAGATGCACTTTGTCTACCATTTAATGTTAAACCTAATTTATAGGCATGTTTAGCATTTTCTTTTGCAGTAACCCATTCTAAATTTTCAACTCTATTATCGGTTTTTATTCCATTAATATGATTTACTTGTGGTTTATTATCTGGATTAGGTATATAGGTTTCTGCAACTAATCTATGAACCAAAAAAGGTCTTGCATTCTTTGAACCATCATGCATTAAACTTACTACTAAATAACCTTTGTTATCTCTTGTCTTTAATTCCTTACCATATTTAGATTTATGTAAGGGATTATTACTTATTATCTTACCATCTTGTGTGATAAGAATTTTACTTGTTATTGTTAGTTTCACCGGATTCATTTGTAACATTAGTTTTCTTTATCTCAATCACCACCCTTTCTACCTTATGAGTCAATTCACCTTCTATATCTAACTTAGACATCTTTGGTATAACGTAATCAATTAGTTTAGTAGATATCTCTACTGCCTTTGATGGATTTGTTTTACGAAGTATATCTAAATCCTTTTCTAATCTATCTAATTGGTTACCAACAACTCGTGTGATAATCTCCTTTATCTCTGCAGTGGTTTTATTTGTTGAACCCTTTGGTTTTCCTTTTGGGTTACCACTCTTTCCTTTTTGAAATGCCATAATTAGTTGTATTCTATTGTATATTACAATAATAACACAGGCCTTTTAGATTTGTAGTTGATGTATCTATATATATTTATATATTGATGTAATATCCATACAATTGATTAGACCATAATAAATCTAATGTAGGATATCTATCTAACATTATCTTTGGTGTTAAATCTGCTTGTAGGTGTTCTTCATATGGATTTACTAAATGAAATCCTTTATCCCAAAAATCTACCTTTGATTGTGGACAGTTGTAGGGTACTGCAACGATTACATTCTTACACTTAGTTAGAACTGAATGTGCATCTTCTATTGTTAGGTGTTCTAATACATCACCTAATATAACTAAATCATATTGCGATGAATCAAAGTTTACTATTGAGTCTACATAAACTTCTTTGTATTTGTTTTTTAAATCGTACGCAAGAACATATCCATCATAGATTTCTAATGCATCCATATTATAACCATATGGTTTTAGTAAATCTGAATAAGTACCAACACCTGGTCCTACATCTAATATGTTTTGTGATTGTGTAAAATTCTTTGTGATGTATTCTACTACATCTGGTTTACCGAAATGATAAGAGTAAGGCATTGTTAGTGTATGTTGAATTGATATGATGATTCGTTGAAATATTGGAAATCTATTGGTCCATCCCACGTAGGGTCTACTATTACAAAGAAATGATAATCTTCTGATGCAGGATGTGTTTTAAAGTAATCATTAATTACTTTTTGTTGTATTGAATCTAATACTTTTGGAAATCTAACTATTATTAAAGGTTTCATATTTTATTTATTTGTTACTCTAAATGGATTCGAACCACTACTAAATGTACCAAAAACATTTGTGCTACCATTACACCATAGAGCAATTATATTATCTTATTCCTTTTAGAAGTTGAGATTGTAACTCTGGATTAAAGAAATGTAGGAATATCATAAGAATATCAAAAGATATAGCAAAGAGTATCCATATTAGGACAATTACTAAGTAAACTTCGAACACTCTTTGCATTAAATCTTTTTTCTCTCTCATATCTCTATCCTAATACTCATCTCCTCTACCATCGTAGTTTTTATCTTTTTCTTTTCTTTCTTCCCACCA